TTCTTCGACTTCGCAGCTGCATTGGCAGCTGCGCGGCCATCGTTCCCCTTCCCCTGAGGACTAGTCCTACGGGGGAGGCGTCGTTTGAGGTTCGATGGGCGCACCTTCGGTACTAGGTTCGAAACCTTTCCCGGCATCAAGAATCCTCCGAGATCAACGGAGAAAGCTGGATATTTTGGAGCGAGTTTGGGTGTTTGAAGCGGAGGAATGGCGTGGAGTGGTTTCGAGCGGAGAAGATGGATGTGGGAGGTGAGGTCGTCAGGGGTAATTCCGAGCTGTGCAGAGATAAATTTGATCGAGCGGTCGCGCATGGTCAATGATCCACATTGGGGCCATGGTCCTGCAGCGACTTTGCTTTCGTATTCGTATTCATCGCGTTGCATTTGCTTCGGTTTCCGGCGGTGGCTGGCAACGCGTGAGACGACGTTGCGGCACCAATCTCCAAGGAGTGGAGTCTCCGGATCCGTGACGAGATAGCCTTTGGCTTTCCAAAGTCGCAGCTCTTGGAGCGAGATGTTGGCGTCCTGGTTGAATGATACGTGGATTTTCATGAGAGCGCGAGGAACGTCGCTGATGCTATGCTGACCCTCAGGATTTGCGGGGTCGTAAAACCATCTCGATAGGAATGGGATCCAGTCGTCGGTTGCATAAAATTCAGCTTTGACGTTCATGCCCATGGCCTCAGCTACAGCGTCGCTGGGCACCCAAGCGTAGTCGAGCCCGTCGTCGCCGCATTTCAGTCCAATCCATTTTAGGGATTGAACACAGTCGATGACTGCCGGGCTTCGAGTCTCTTTGATGTTGGATGCTCGTCTGATGCTGCGGTTGGGTTCGAGGTGGCTGGTGCGTCTCTCCACGCGGTCGCGAACTGCGCAGAATGACCAGAAGGCGTTGAGTAGTGTATTGGAGTCGGTGGTAGTGACAGAGCCACTCAATTGAGAATGGCCGGAATTGTAACCGATTCCGAACTCAGTTCGACACTTCTGGTTTATCTCTAAATCCATGAGTTTCGCGATTTCGTCATGCGTTTCTTTGCAGAAGAAACGCTGGAGGGCCATGCGGTATAGTGACGCGCCCTGGGGAGAGCGTGACCCGTCCATCCTGCTGATGTCCGTGGCAAGAAGGGTGTCACTGCCGCAGCGATGGCTGACGTAAGCCATTCGTGAAACTGCATCTTGGATTTCTTTTGGAGTCTTGCCGGGCACATACCAATGCTGCTTCTTCAGGATCTCGGTCTTGAAGATTTGGGTGTAGGCAGCAAGATTGGCATATTGGTAGTGGCTGGCATTGGAAATGTTGCGTGGGTCGGTGATTTTGGCGTAGGTCTCCTGTTTGAGGAACGGTCCGATTTTGGTGCATGGATGTTCGGATCGTTCGTTGAGGCCATTGATTTGGCGCTCGTATTGGCATGGCCGACGAATGACGACGTCAAGGAAGTCAAGAGGGACTGCTCGATGGGCATGTGGGATTAGAGCCTCGAGGAATTGCGCGGCCCTCTCGTGGAAGAGGGGGTATTCCGTGTCGTTGCGCACATCAAGTATGCGTCCCTGGATGCATTGTGCGTCACTTCCGGCGGACTTCGTGGCGATGCATGCACCGACCGAAAGAACTGCAGGGCTGTGTTGCCGGCCGATAATCTTGATTTCGTCGGGGCGACTGAGTTCTGGATTCGGTGTGTAGTCGATGCGTGGGAGACTGATGGTGGGGTCTGGATGAATGATTTGCGTCTCGGTCTTAAGAGGCTTGGTGTCAGGAGAGGGTGGATTGTTTGCCTCTGGGGGGGATGGGTTGATGACAGCGTCACTTGAGGGGACGCTGGGTTCGTCCATTGCGCATGAGGCGCCTGGGTGTTCAGCCTTGGTCGACTCATTGGTCGAAGGAGGGTCGTCGGATTGCTTACGTTCATTTCGCTTGCTTTCCTTCTTCCCAGTCGGCTGCTGTTTCGTGGCAGGTGGAACTGCCGGAGGAGTGTTGCTCTGTTTATTTGCGTTGTCCGCGGGTTTTGGTGAGCCTTCCGATTTGTTCGGTGGGGTGGTCTCTTTGAAAAGGGAGGTGGGCAGTATGTAGTCGTCGACGTTGATGACCGGCGCTTCAGGCAGTTCGTCGGGAGGACATTGCCAGCTGCGCGGGCGCGGGGGCAGTTTCAGGTGTTCGGCGTTGTTGAATAGGGCGTAGACAAGATCGTTGTCATCGCCTATGAGCCGTTGGAACGAAGCCACTGTGAATGTGGCGCGGTCTTTATGCTCCTGAAAGCGTTGGATCAGGTCGACGAGCTTGGCGTATTTGTCGTAGTCGATCGATACTGCTGTGAATCCCCTCCCTATACTGACCCGAGAGTTGATCTTAGATTGACCTTTCTTCCCTTTCACTCCTTCGATGATGTGCATGATGGTGAGATCTCCCTGTTGGTCAGGGATGAGGCGGGTGAGACGATATTTGTTGAGACCGAAACGCTTCTCATAGTGTCTGCAGAAGCTCCGAATTCTGGATTGGGGTTGCAAGAATACTACGCTTTTGTGGCCGACGACTGGACGCACTTCACATCTGTAATACATCCATTCCTGGTAGAGATTTGCCTTCGAGAGGGCTCTTTCCAGGATGGACATTTTCGACGTGGG